TGTATCAGTTCTAAAATCAGCCATGTTTTATCCTTACTGTCTAGGCCCAACAAAATATGGGTTAGCCATATTGTTTATATTTTGAACCCCTGATTGGTTATATCCACCTGGCGCACTTAATCCACCCCCACCAAATCCACCTTGAGAACCATAATACATTGCTGCATTGCCTACACCTTGAATAGCACCAGCCATTGCATTGCCTTGGCCCATGATGCCTGCAGCTTGTGTTTGACCAATACCTTGTTGGAGTTGTGCAATATTAGTACCTGTACCAAGCAAAGCGTTTGCAGCTCCTGTAGCACCTTGCATACCAATGCCTGCAATGCCAGATAATCGGTTATAAATATTGGTTTGATTTGCGGTATTTTGATTAAATGCTTGTTGTTGCTGAGACATATTAGAATTTAATCCTAATTGATATTGCCCCATATAATTATTTAAAGCATTTTGATAAGCATTACCTGCAAAGTTTTGTGTGTAATCTTGTAAGCCTTTAAGCGCATTTCCGCCAATCATGCCACCTGCAGCATTTGCAACAGAAAGATTAGCACCTTGACCTTGTTGTAACATAAAACCATAATTTGGTGCTAATTGTCCATACAAATCCGCATTTGTCATAGGCGTGTAATTTGCTTGTGACTGATATGGACTAGGCGCATTACTAAAATTAGGTAATGCTGCACTTAAATAATTAATGCCTGTTTGACCTAATCCAGAATAAGGATCATATTGTTTGCTTGCTTCTTGACCAGTTTTTAATAATTGAGATTGAGCAGCACCACTAGCATCTGCTTGCGTATTCGCTGCCCTTCTAGCAGAATCGCTTTGTATTGCTCCACCAATTATTGCACTGCCGGCAACGGCTGCAGCTACCCATGTCATAATGTATTCTCCTTACCTTCAATTATAAACTTTTTCAATTCATTTTTATAATCAAAAAGTGCTAAATTGTCTGGTTCAATCAATTGTTTTTCAATAACTTCTAAATCTTTTTCATCTGTTTTGTGGATAGTGATACCTATGGCATCTGTTAACGCTAATGTTACACGTTTAGTACCTGCTTTTGATTCCACAATATCACCAGCATTTAATGTTTTCATGCCACCTTCTGTCCATGCCATAATTTGCCCACTTGCACATAAGAAAATATGATCTTCCTTATGTATTTTTCCTACAATTAATGTGCCTGCAGGTCTAAAAACTTTACGGCAATACATACCACCACTAAAATAATGGTCAGTTTTCAAATCAGCTTGTGGCATTTTTACCATTTCTGCTTGCAAACGGTTAATTTGCTCTCGATTTGGGATAAATTGTTCAATAATTTCAGACATTGTAATAAGGCACTTTAAAAGGTTGACCGTTAACAGTTACATTTATAAAACCTACAGGATTAGCTGGTAATGATGCACTTCCTGCCGTGGCCGTTGTAGCACTACTGTAATTTAATAAATTAAGAAAAAACTGTTGCCAAGCCCTTGTTGGCCGTTTAGTCTTTTCATCCAAAAACTCAACTTGTGGATAAGGGCTATTGGTTTGAACTATATAATTGGTCATGATTCACCTACGCTTGCTTTAAGATTAGCAGAAACAATAACCGCCTTAATAGGATCAGTTACCACAACTTCAAAAACGCGATCTCTGGCCGTGCCTAATCTGCGCCAAATAGCACGGTTTTTGTATTTACCTAGTTTACCAATACTTACCCAATGTTCATTAGACCATGTAGAACCACCATCGTTTGACCATCGAAGCATTGCTTGAGGGCTAACCCCAGGCGCATCGGTAACATTACCAATAACCAAATTTGAACCTAATAATATGGTGTAATTTTGATTGTTATATATATAAAAAGGACTTTGATTAACAGGCGCAGAATTAGGAATAACGGCATTAGGATTCTGAATCCCTACGCCTGGTTGAAAATGTATCTGTAATTCATCAAAATATTGACGTTGAAAATCGGTTACTAAATGAGGCGCTCTACGCAATCTGCGTATATTCTGCCCATTGTCGGTGTAATTATTAGGATCAAGTTCATAAATAATGCCGTTTTCCCAATCACCCACCATTAACATATTTTGGAAGTTTGCAATACAATTCCCACGGTGTCGGTGATAATTATTAAAATCATCGCAATATAACCATTTATGCCACATTCCTGTGCTTACATCATAAGCCCAAGTTAAATCCAATGTAGGGAATGAAATTACATATACTTCATGGCCTTCTTGCTGATAAGTCCAAGCTATTGCATCTGATATATTTACATTTACTAATGTATTTTCTACGGCATGAGTAGATATTCTTTCAGGAAAATAACCATTCATCATTACTATTTGCGCCTGACCGCGAATGTTGCGACTTAAATAAGCAAATGAATTACCTACCCTTGCTACGGAAAATTTAGCTGCAATACCATGTTGACTTGATGAGCCTGGTATTCTTTGGAACGCAAATGGAAACGTACCGGCATCTGCCCACACTTCTGATGTTTGCTCACCTAATAAATAAACTTGCCCATGATCTGCAATTAAAGATACAAGATTATCTGGGCCTGTGAATTTACTAGCAAAGCTTAGTGCAGCAGTAATAGGACTTAAAAGCCCAGAGGCAGCGTATTGCTGAGTATTAGGGTTATTGTAAATAAAATAGTTATCCACAATATCAACTACATCTGCGCCTGTAAATGCACCGTCAGAAGTAGGTATTACGCTAAAATTAAGGGCATACATGGTTTCAGATGCTACGGTTTGACTAGCACTAACCGTATATGTTCCAACACCTCCTGTACCTGTTCCTAAAGCCGTAATGACCGTATTTGCAGTAATGCCTGCGCCTTGTATAGTCTGACCTACATACAATATGCCACTTGCTACTGCAGTAACTGTTAATGTAGTTGTTGCAATACTTGCAGTAATAGTCGCTGCGCTTGCTGCCGTATTGAATGGTTCTGTAGCAATGGTCAAAGACGTATTTAATGTGTATGTACCAACTCCACCTGTACCTGTACCCAATGCCGTAATAATAACTTCTGTGCCAAGTCCAACACCAAATAAGTTTTGACCTATGGCAATAGTGCCTGATTTCATTAATGTTACAGTTAATGTAGTGCCAGAAATTGAAGCATTAAATGATGCAGAATTAGGATTAGATATGCGCCATGTATAGCGATACGTTCCATCCACAATGTAAATATTTAAGCCATTATCGGTTATGCCAACTTGACCTGTAGAAGTATTTAACTGTCCTATTAATGTAGGTGTTAAATTAGCAGTCACCACATAAACGTATTGACCACATACCGCGACCATATATTGACCGCCTGACACGGTACGCATACCCCTAATAGGCGCAGTATTTTGTAATTTAATTTGTGCCGTTAGTCCTGGTGTTGGATATAAAGCTACGACACCACGTTGACCTGCTTGTTTTGTTGGATCAATTTCAGGCCGAAAATTAATGCACTCCTCAGCATTTACATAGATGCTCGGAGCAACATAACTTGGCCCAACGAATCCAAAATCCATACATATCCTTATCTAAAGAAGCCACCAGAAAGAATCCATCCAGCATCTTTTTGTCTGCTTGCTAACATTGCATCTTGGAATCTAGCAGATTGTATAGGTTTCATATTAGTACGTTTAATTGTGCTTTTGCCTTGCGCAGCATACGCTTGTATCATCGCTATTTGCGTTTGTGATGCTTTGCCATACATGGGCATTAGTCGTTCTGCTAAACACCATCTAAGAGCCATTGAAAAACCCTGTGGCAATAAAATAGTATCGTTAATAGATGTGTAACGTGAAAACAAAGTATCTGCAAACAAATGCATTTCGCCTTGTGACGGATTAGGCCATACAAAGATATTACCTAATGTTTCTGTTGGCTGATAGTAAAGAGCTTTGGGCCATGGGCCTGATAAAGTCTTTAACCCTATCATTTCGTAATCTTCTACGTTCAGTATTGCGACTGGATAATCCAAACCCCCATTAACAATAGGTTGACCATTAGAATTTGTATTAATGCGAACAAAAGCACTATTAATAGCAAGTGGCCTTTGATAATATGAATTGATTGTGGTAGATGCAACTGTTTGACTAATGTTAAGAGTATATGTACCAATTTCATTAATATTACCGCCTGCGCCTGAATTAAAAGCCACAATGGTTGTACCGGCAGAAATACCTGTTCCGCTAAGTGTTTGACCTAGGGCTATAGCCCCACTAGATATGCTTGTAACGGTAAGTGTCGTACCGGCAATAGAACCGGCAAATATTGCACCAATTTGACCATTAGGGCCTATGGTATATTGTGTTTGTCCTGATGTAATGGGAAATATAATTTCTGTCTTATATGTCACCATCATGGATTCATTAGACCATTGATCTAATACATCATTAAGCATATCAAAAGCATCTTGCGCAGCTTCAGGTGTTGGAGTTTCCCCTGCTTCTAAAGCACCAATATCTTTTAATGCACGGCTAATAATGTCAATTGGCTGTGTCATCCCAACATTGCCTTAATTTCATCTTCAGTTAAACCAAGTTTAGCTAGTTTAGCCATTGCTGATTGTTTAGCCATGTCTTTATCTTGCCATGCAGTTACTTCAGCCATTTGCATTTCTGCTAGTTTAGCTTCTGCTTGTGCCATGTCGTATTCAACAATGTTTTCGTTTGCATCATAAGCAACATCGCCACGAATAGTAACAACAGTAGGATTAAGTGCGTAAATAGCTTCGTGTATGTTTATCATGCTGCGATTTCCATAAGAGTAATTGTTGATGTTGATGGAAGTGAGCTGACTGCGTATTGAACATAAGCTGTTGCTAAATTTCCACTACTTGCAAATTGAACTTTATATGTTGTTGCAGATGTTGTTGCTGGGGAGTCTGCATATTCAGCACCTGATGTTCCTATTGCATTGTCTGCACTAGAACCTGTTGAACCTGCTACGGATTCATATTGCAAAATATCAGTAGAACCTCGCACTAATCTAAATTTAAAATATGTAGCATTGGTAGTTTTTACAAGACCATTAACAAAAACCGTTACAAGTATTTTACTTGTTGCAAATAATGGTGTAATAGTTGCAGTTAATCCTGTATCAACATAAGTGTTAGTTGTGCTTGAAGTTTGTGTAGCATAAGTAGCATTAACTACTTGTAACACTTTTGAACCACTATTTTGAGTAGTAGCGTTGTTAAATGTTAATCCTGCCGTTCCATCAATAATAAATGTCATGTTATGCACCTCTCACTAAACAGGCTTGGAAATAATTGTCTACAGTTGCACTAGCATTGAATGTAACAGTTCCTGTTCCAGAAACATACCCATACATTTCAATGTAATCAGTTGAACCATTCATATATACTAATGCTGTAACATTTGCTCTACCTGCTGTTGTTGCAGGAACAAAAAAATTGCCGTATTTATACGCAGAACCATTTTTATATATTGCACATAACATTGCACTATTGACCGTTGCTAAACCTGAAATTTCACCATTAACTTGATAATATCCAGCCACCGTTGGTGTAAAGCGATAATTTGTTGCATTGTCGTAATTTGAATTTGTATCAAATTCTTCTGTATTACATTGAACTTTAGTAAATGTTGCGGATGAAATTGTTTGACTTGCACTTAGATAAGCACTAAACGCAGGAGCAACACCACCATTAGGAAGTGCTACACCGTTTTGTTGTAGCGTAAGTACACCACTCAAGTCTGATGTCATTACTAGACCTGCACTCGTGCTTGCGTTGATTGTGACAGCCATTATGCTAACTCCTCATCGGTTGGTCTGGCTAATGTAGGATGTTCCCACTTGGCTATGTAATCGCCTTTGCCATCTGAATCGTTCTGAAGCTGTATGACTGTTAAGAAGTCTTGTTGTGTCAGGCTTGGGTAGAATTTCATTATTTTGTCGTACATTATGCGTTCCTTACTAAATTGGCTTGAAACCAAGTAGACGATTGACCACTAGTTGTGTTTTGTGCTGAATTTGAATAAACATAAAATTGAATGTAATCTGTTGTGCCATTTAAATAAACTAAAGTAGACATTGATAAACCAATTACATTTGCACCTGTTGTATTTGCACCAATTTTAAAAGCAGAACCATTTTTATAAAGATTTGGAAAACAAACTGCTGCACCAACTAATTGATATGCTGCCGAAACTTGATAATAACCAGCCACATTAGGCAAAAAAGCATATGCTGGAATACTTCCAACCGTTGCACCTGTATTATTAAAACATGAAGCTGTATCAAATTCTTCAGTTTGCAATTGACATAAAGTTAAAGTTCCAGCACCTAAAGCTTGTGCAGAAGATTGATAAGCACTAAACGCTGGCATATTGCCAGACACCATAACCGTACCTGTAGCAGCAGGAAATGTTGCCGTATTAGTACCAGCAACAGTAGGCACGTTTACCGTTACACTTCCGCTAGTATCGCCTGTAAGAACTAATGCACCCATAATTTATCCTTTATAAAACTACCCAACGTGAGCCACTTGATACCGTTACGGCTACTCCGCTATTAACTGAAATTGGGCCAACAGAACTAGCATTTTTACCTGTCGGTATTGTATAGTTAGTAGTTACA